GTTGAAGCTATGCCTTTGGTAAATCAGGGTAAAGATCAACTGCTCAGGGTGGTAGTGGAAGCGGCGCTTCGTTCAGCGATTGAAATCACCTAGCGTTATGAATCAATCCGAATCGCGCTCTGGATATTTCCTTGCGATGCAGGTCTTCGCGGCGCGCAACCCTGCCATCTTCGGCTCATGACCAAAGAGCAGAAGCTGGCTCCGAAGTGGTAGGGGGAGCTGCGAGACTCATATAAGAAGCGGCTCTCTCGGTGCGCCCGTAGGACCCGCACCACCGAAATCTTGCCCAGGGACCGACAGCCTGCAGCCCGCTGCTGGCCCACCATGAACGCTCTGAAGAAATAGGAGCAATGAATGGCGATTTCAGAACAGATCCAGGACCTGCGCAAGTGGGATGGCTCTCGCAAGGGTTTCACAGGAGAGCACTGGTTGGTGCTCGGTGCTGGCCTCTTGGCGCTGCGCCACGCCCGGCGGACGGATAGTGGCATGGGCCGCTTGGTGAGCGGTGCGCTCGGTACGGCCCTGATTGCGCGGGCGGCAACAGGCCGCGACGGTGTGTTGGGCACGGCCGAGAGATTGGCTGCCAAGCCTACGCTGGCTGAGCGCCTGAAGATCGCCGCGCGCCGCCTGTAGATGCGCAGGGGAAGCCCGCCTTGCTGCCATGGGGATAGGGCGGTGCATGAGTTGCGCTCCCGTGTGTTGACCAAAGAAGCCCTGTGCCAGACCGGCCAGGGCCTTTTTCATATTGGCACTAGGCGCGCGCCGCACTTGGGTAGCACACTAATAGTTAATAGTTTTCGATAAATGAAACGAGGCTATCAATTGTTAATTTTTGTTAACTAAATGCTATTTTGTATCTGATGATCGTGCCGCTCGGGCGTGTACCAGGGAGGTTGCATGTCCGCTTGAAAACTTAGGGGCATTACGCCCCATCGCGGAGATCATCAAATGGTAGGTCTTGGTAAGCGTAGCTTTGCTTCGCTGGTTCTGAGCGCAGCTGTGTGCGGTTCAGCGTGGGGGCAGATGGTCGTGCCGGCGGGAGGCGGCATTGACTTGGCTGGTGGGGCGTTCCAGCTTCCCTGTACGCCCGTGTTGATGCAGGGAGAGCTGACGTTAGGCACTGGGACGTTTGATACCGGCTCATTCGCTTTCGACTCGGGAGCTACGGTCACCGGTACAGGTGGCCAACTTAACGTCAGCGGGGATCTCACGAGCACTGTCCCGTTGAATCTGGGCACCAGCAGCGTAATTCTGTCTGACAGCTGCGCGCCTGGTTCTGTACTTCAACTGAGTGGAAACATCATCGTGAAAGATCTCACGCTGATCAGCACCACAGCCACCCCGCCCACCATCGTCCTGCCGGCCGGCACCAACCTGACAGTTCTTGGAACGCTGACCCTCGGAACTCCTGGTCGGCCAGTCGTGCTGACTTCATCTGGCCCTGGTACTGCCGTCGTCACGATGGGGCCTGGCGCCACGTTGTCGAACCCCAGTGGAAGTGCGGTACCCGGAAATGTGCAGATCGGGGCACCGGTGGTGACTTCTCCGGCAAGCATTCCCACGCTCAGTTCCTATGGACTGATGTTGATGAGCTTGATGCTTGGTGGCCTGGCTCTTGTTCGCCAACGCCGCGGCCGCACAACCATCTGAACTTGTTCATTCCTTCCCGTCATCCTGGGCCGGGGTTTTGGCGCAGGGTGTGCAAATGCTTTTATCCCAACTGCAACTGAACCATGTCCCGTAAAGAAACCTCGATACCGTCGCGCCTGATGCTCGCTTTGTGCATGGGCGCCGGCTTCCTCGCTCCCGCAGCGCACGCTGCTGATGTAAGCATCACCATGCCCGCAGGCGGCAATTTCGTGATCAAGAACTCGGCGGGAGCAGAGCGCCTGCGCGTACAGAACACAGGCGAAGTGCTGGTGCCGGCCCTGCCTGCTGATGCTGCCACTGGCAGCCAGCTGCTGTGCGTGGACGGCGTGAGCGGACAACTGGTGCATTGCGCGCCGGGCGTGGGCAGCGGGGCAACGGGCGCTACGGGAGCAACAGGCGTCACTGGCGCGACGGGCGCGACAGGAGCTGTAGGTGTGACCGGCGCAACGGGGGCAACTGGAGTTACTGGTCCCACAGGGGCCACGGGTGTGACCGGTGCAACGGGTTCGCCAGGCATTACTGGGGCGACCGGCGCTGGAGCTACAGGGCCAACCGGTGCGACAGGCGTCACAGGGCCTACAGGAGCCACGGGCATTACCGGCGCCACGGGTGTGACCGGTGTAACTGGCGCTACAGGCGCTACTGGAAATACAGGCCCCACCGGCCCGACTGGTAACCAGGGAGCGCAGGGTGTTCAGGGCATTCAAGGGATTCAAGGCCTCACCGGCCCGACTGGCGCTACCGGTGCAGGAGTGCCCGGCCCGATCGGTCCCCAAGGTCCCGCAGGATCGGGGGGCTTTTCCCATACATACACGGTTGGGAAGGTCAACGGCAATGGATCTGGCACTTTTTATCTGGCGATCGCCGGTGGGGGATCAACAATCGAGCCAGATCAGCATCGACTGCTGACGACCTCGTGCACCACGGGCACCGTGCGTGCAGTCCTCACCTCAGCGCAGACAATGAGTCTGAATATCAAAATTCGTAAAGGCGTGAACGGGACCAATTTCAGTGATGCAGGGCTTTCTTGCGCAGTTTCTGCTGGCTCTCCGTCTTGCAGCCAAACTGGAAGCGTATCTTTTGCAGAAGGGGATTCCATGGCTGTCGAAGTAACTGGGTCGCAGACATTTACCTCGGCGGGTACCGGTTTGATGGCCTCGTTCTCTTGCCAGTGAGTAGCTGCTTAAACATGGCACCCTGAAACAGTACGCAGTGATCACAAACTGACTGGCTGTAGTACGACATCGGGCGGATCATTTGATCCGCCCTTTTTTTTGTGTCCTTTGCAGGGGAAACGTCCCAAGCCTGCCAGCTTCGGGAGGATGAGCAAGGAACAGAAGCAAGCCCCGCAGTGGGAGCGCATCGAGCTGGACTACAGGGCCGGAATCAAGAGCCTGAGGCAGATCGCGGCGGAACATGGCATCAGCGAGGGGGCGATCCGCAAGCGTGCCAAGCGTGACGACTGGAGCCGGGATCTGTCGGAGCGCATCCAGGAGAAGGCCGAGCAGCTGGTACGCAAGGAGGCGGTACGCAGCGAGGTACGCGCGGAACGCAGTGCGTCCGAACGTGAGGTGGTGGACGCGAATGCGCAGGCTGTAGCCACCATCCGGCTGGCACACAGGCGGGACATCCAGAGGGCGCGCAAGATCACCAACGCACTGCTGGATGAGCTGGAGCAGATGGCGGACGCGGACACGGTGGCCTATCTGCAGGAGCTGGGCGAGATGCTGCGCTCGCCCGACGACAACGGCATGGACAAGCTGAACGACCTCTACCAGAAGGTCATCAGCCTGCCGGAGCGCTCCAAGACCATGAAGGTGCTGGCCGAGAGCCTACGCATCGTGGTGGACATGGAGCGCCAGGCCTTCGGCATGAACGACAAGGACGCAGGCAAAGGGCCGAACGGCGGCGGCAACGTGGGCCACTTCGAACTGCACTTCGTGGATGCGCCGGCGCGCGAGAACGATCCGCGAGACGGGGAGGGCGCATGAACCTGCTGTCCGCCAGCCTGCAGGCCGCGTCCCTGGCCGATGAGGAGCCCGACTTTGCCAAGGACTACGAGGTAGACCGCTCGCGCGTCCGGGTCGAGTTCCCCGCCAAGCTGCGCGGCCTGTGGCAGCCCAAGCGCTTCAAGGTCATGTACGGCGGGCGCGGCGGGGCCAAGTCCTGGAGCGTAGCCATGGCCCTGCTGGTGATGGGCAGCAACCGCCCCCTGCGCATCCTGTGCGCGCGCGAGATCCAGAAGTCCATGCGGGACTCGGTGCATCGCCTGCTGTCCGACCAGATCGCGGCTTTGGGCCTGGGCGGCTTCTACGAGGTGCTGGACACGGAGATCCGCGGCGCCAACGGCACGCTCATCCTGTTCGCGGGCCTGCAGAGCCACACGGTGGACTCCATCAAGTCCTATGAAGCCATCGACATCGTGTGGGTGGAAGAGGCCCAAAGCGTCAGCGCGCGGTCTTGGGAGGTGCTGGTGCCGACGATCCGCCGGCCTGGTTCGGAGATCTGGCTCACGCTCAACCCGGACCTGGCCACGGACGCCACCTATGCGCGGTTCATCGAGGCCGCCGACAGCGACACCTGGCTGTGCGAAATCAACTGGCGGGACAACCCCTGGTTCCCCGAGGTGCTGGAGACGGAGCGCCGCCGGCATTTCAAGCGCGACCCGGACAGCTACTGGAACGTGTGGGAGGGCCAGCCCAAGCGCTCCGTGGCGGGTGCGATCTATGCCAAGGAGGTAGAACGGCTCTACACAGATGGCCGCGTTTGCCTGGTGCCCTACAACCCCAAGTTGCCCGTGCATACGGTTTGGGATCTGGGCTACGCGGACAACATGGCTATCGCCATGGTCCAGCGCACGCCCGTGGATTGGCGGGTCATCAACTATCTGCAGGACAACCGGCGCACGCTGGAGAGCTACATCGAGGAGATGGAGAAGCTGCCCTACCGCTGGGGCACAGACTTTCTGCCACACGATGCGAACCATGGCGATGCCAAGACTGGGATGACGTCTGCCCAGATTCTGGAAGACCTGAGCCGCGAGGTCGAGGTGTTGCTGATCTTCGGCACGGAGGCCGGCATCCGCATGGCCCGTGGCATCTTCTCCACGGCATATGTCGATGAAAGCAAATGCGGGCTGCTGCTGGATTGCCTGAGCCGGTACAAACGCCTGATCGATCCACGAACAGGGGTACCGGGCACGCCGCTGCACGACGACGCCAGCCACGGCGCCGACGTATGGCGCTGCATCGCCATGTCCCTGCCGCGCATGGACAACGACACTGAGGGCGCTGTGCCCATCAGGCGACGCGCGGGCGGCATGGCGCGCTGATCCCGTACCAAGCCTGCCACTTTCGCGGGCATGCCTGCATGTATCGACCTCCGTAAAGCCCACCTCCACCGCCAGCATGGTGACCTGCTGGCCGTCTACACCTGGATCAACGCCGAGCGCGCGCTGATCCTGATCCCGGCCTACCGCCCCAAAGCCCCGTGGTACGTGGTGATGGAGAGCGCGGCCTCTCTCTACGATGACGCCGCTTACCTGGCCCGCGCCTGCGTCAATGCCTGCGAGGTGCTGGGCATCGAGCCCAACCGGCCGAACTGGGTGCGCGTGGCCACCATCGTCAACGAGGGCCTGCCCGACCTGGTGAGCATGCCCAGCGAGCCCACATGGCAGCGCGCGGGCCAGGAGTTCGGCACCCTGATGGTCAAGTCCGATGGCAAGGAAATCGCGGCCGAGGCCCTGACCATCCCGAACGTGGGGGCCGAATATGTCCCAGCCTGAAGCCCGCTTCAACCGCCGCGCGGGCGTGGGCGAGCGCATCCTGAACGACGTGCCGCTGGAGTTCGACCAGGACAGGGAGGAGGGCACGCCAGCCCACCCCCTGGACCAGGCCGAGGGCCGCAAGACCCTGCGCAAGCTCCATCATGGGTGCAACGGACATGCGCCACATGCTGGCAGGTGCTCGATTTTCTACGCTCGTCATTGATCTGATTGGGTTTTTTGCTGTGGCGGCGTTCGCTGAACTTCGCCGTTCAACCCCGTTCCTGCTGATTTCTCCTGCGGCTTTTGCTACATCCTTCACTTGCAGCAAAACCGACGGGAACCCTCACTTCATGCAAGCGCGCGAACGGCTTGCCTGCCTGCGGCGCACAGATCCGGCCACGGAGAGCGGCACGGTCGTCCACAGCAAAAGCCAGACCTTCAGCCGCAAGGTGCTTGCCAATGGGCGGTGGCGCAGGTGCGAGTGCAAGATGGAGCAGGAACCCGCATCTGGACAGGCGCAGCACAAGAGAGTTTCAGTGGGGGAGCTATTGCGGGATTATGTCAGCGCGACCGAAAACATGACTGAGTGGGGCCGTAGCAAAAAGGCAGACATCGCGCGCCTGCGGCCTCAAGGCCACCAAGTTCGCGGTGGAGGACCTGAAGGGCTACGCCAGAAGCGGCGCGCGGAAGACGGGGACAGCCCGGCCACTGTGCTCAATGGCATGGCGTGGCTGCGTCATGTCAGCGTGCTGCAGGCGCTGTGACCATGCCTCATGTTCTGGGCGAAAAAAACCGGCCTGGGGCCGGTTCTGGTCAGTCCGTGTCCAGCTGTGGGATCAGCTGCTGGAGCCGCTCCAGGGCGGTGCCGCCTGGGCGGGTCGCAATGTCGCCGAGGATCTCGGCATCATCGACCAGTGCGTACGCCATGGTCCATTTGTCGAATCGTCGGTATGCCTCCCGCGTGAGGTGCAGCAAAGGGGTGAAATCGACGTGCCTGCGATCCTGGAGCAGCTGGGCCATCAAGGCCTGTATCTGGTAACTGGGCCCTTCGATGTACTGGCAGAAGCACTCG